GGATGCAGCTGCGACCAGTATTTCAAAATCTTGTCTTCTGTTGGGTGCTTAAACGGCTGCGGCTCAACGCTTTTGTTGCGCTTCATATTCTTTCCTTTGTTGGATGTGTTTGGCGATGTTTTCACAGATCAATCTCGCAAGTGTTATATGTTCAGTTGTTACAGATGAACTGGCTTTTGCCCGCTTTTCATAATGTTTCAGCACTTCGGCGCACAACTCTGCACACGCCTGGCGTTCTACCTCCATCGCCCTGAAGGCATAGGCTTTCATCTGCTCTTTTGTGTAACGCGCTTCGAGGGGGCTTCCGGGGTGTGGCAAACGCGGCGGCTTAATCACGGTTGACCTTTTGGAGAACGACTTGGTAGCCGACGTGAAAGATGGATATTTGCGGAGCGCAAATGTTGATGAACGCATCTATTGCCATCTTTGGCCTAAGAAGCGGTTGCCGAGGGTCGCCCCACAGATAATCATCAAACACCATCAGGCCGCCTTCAACCAACAGTTCCCACGCCATCGTTGCATCCCGAAGTACGTCATGCGCTTCATGGCTACCATCGATATAGATAAAATCCCAGCCATCTTCGGGGCGGTGAAAACGCAGATACCGACTGAGCGCGCTGGATGACTTCTCTCGAATGGTGTAAACGTTGAGCTGCGGAATCTTGGTTTTCCATAACGCCTTAACAATGTTGAGATCGAACCGGCTCTTGACCATATCCATGTCGATCTGACTATGTTCGCGGCCACCTTCCCATGTGTCGATGCAGTAGAGCGAGTCCTCCGGCGTCATCATGTGTTCCATGATCCATACCGCGCTACGACCCTCGAACGAACCGATCTCCATAAACTTCCGCTTGGGCCGCTTGGGGAGGTGCTTCACAAAAATTGGCCACAGCTTCTCGCCATAGATAAACCAGTTCTCCGTAAACTCGTATTCTTCGCTAGGCTTCATTTGATCTCCAGATCCTGTATGCGCTCTGTTAGCACCGCCCCCAGGTCTTTGCCTTTGATAGCCACCATCTGCGCCTCCGGGCAGTCATAGACCACCTTGGCCGCGTCTTTGATGCCTTTGTTGAAACCAGAGGTGTAGGCATCCTTGCCATCCAGAATCATCACAATGGCGTCACGAATAAGCGCCGATGCTTTGCGATCTCGTGCCAACCGTTTAAGCCTGGCGTGATGCTCCGCAGGGATGTAAACGGAATACGGGACTAGCTTTCGTTCCATCGATTAAACTCCGTATAAACAGATTCAAGTCGGATCCGCGCCTCATGGTTGGTCCGCAGATCAACCCTGGACGGAATGCCAAGGAACTCCCTCAACCAGTCCGTAGCTTCCCGCTCTGTTGGCTCCATGATCTGATTGTCTTGGTGCAGGTATTCCCAGAAGCGCGGATCTCGACACAGCATGGCCGCAATCCGAAGAGCGCGCTCGCCGGCGAACTCGTCTTGCCGGTCGATTGGCTGCTCTGTGCCGTTCAAACGCACCATCACAACCTGATAGCGCGACCCCACAAAGTCGCGCAGCAGGTCTTCTGGAATTTCGTCGGGGTGCATGCAGAGCGTCAGCACATACCCCGTCTTATCCTGCTTGAGAGCAACCTTGATTGCTTCAAATTGCAGGGTCTTCAAAATGGCAGCTCCTCGTCCGGCTCTTGGCGCTGCTCAATCGTCCTCGGCTTCGGCGCAGACTTCTCAAACGGCGCCGAGATGTTGACAGACAGGCACTCCTTGTTGGCAATCGTCTTGTGCCATCCTGCGACTTGCAGCTTCACTAGGTTGCCGTGCGTCTTGTCGCACATGTCCTGGAGGAACAGGCGGTCAATGAAAACCTCGCCGCGCATGTCGGGTTGGTTGTCGGCGGTCTTTTTGAAGTTCGGCCACAGCGTGCCGGTGTTGGGTTTGGGGACGTAGTTACTCATGCAAATTTCGCCTTGGTTTGTGTGAACTGGGCCATCAATGACTTGAAGAACACGGCGTCTTGGGCCTTGACCGCATCGAACAGTTGCTTGTTCTTCTTGAAGATCTGCATCACGTCGGCTTCGCTGGTAGCCATATCGAGCGCCAACATGGCCGCGCTTTCTACGGCGGCCTTCCATTCTTCAGCATCGCCTTCAGGCTGCAAGCGAACCTTGATCTGCCACTCGCCTGGCTGCCCATCAATCCGCGCAGGGGGCCGCGGCTTGACCTCCGGCTGCTTGACCTCCGGGGGTGAGGCGTCGATGGCATCCGCTTCAACCACCTCCATGGCCGCCATCCAGAGATAGCGCCGCTGGTAGGACTGAACCGCTCCAAGGTTCTGAATCGGGTGCGCCCCCTTGAGTTGCGCCTCAGACATGGGGCTGCTGATCACCACCTGTTGACCATCCTCGGTGTCTGTGATGGTGAGCGTGGCCATATCATTGTTAAAGGAGACAACACTCGCAAGGCCCAGCTCGTAGAAGATCGCCTGCGTCTGTGGCAGGAAATCCGCCAGCTCGAAGTATTTGTAGCCGGCGAACTTGTTCTCCCCGGACTTCTTCAGCTCTGTGCCCAGCAGCTTCATCCGGGCCTTCATCAGTTTTGTCAGTACGGGCATCACTCACCCCTTTGTTCAAACGCAACGATGTCGGTTTTGGGTTCTGGCTTGACTTTCTTTGGGCGCCCCGGGCCGCGTTTGCCCGCCGGACGAACCACAACTGGCTTCTCAGGCTTGGGTTTCTTAGAGACTTCTAGCTCGATCAGCTTGGCCAAGTAGTGCCGCGCTTTCTGGAGATCCTCTAGCCCGCCCTTTTCCCGGAACCGGCTGACGTACTTGACGACGCATCCTTCCAAGTACCCCAGGCCGTTAGCCGAGATGTAATCCCACGGCTGAATGGCCTTCAGTTTGTAATGCTCGCCACCGATTTGCTGATTGTTTGCTGCCATGACTTACTCCTTGTTTTCAATCCAACCGTCTTGGTAATCACGCCATTGCTGGCAATAGGTGTTCACTGCACAAAAGGTCGCGCAACGAGTTCGCTCCCCGGGCCTGATCTCGACTTCATAGTCTTTGCCTAATGCTTCGGCTGTGCTGATAGCTTCTGCCTCAGACTGATGCAGAGACTTGGCGCGGACGTTGCCCTTCTTGCGGACTGCATAGACCGTGGGCTTCTCCCACATTTCCTCGGGCGTACAGAACGGCAGGGTTTCGCCGGCCTCGATGGCGAACTCACATGCCGAATGCTGGGCGATCCGGTGCAGCACATACGACTCGCGCTCTTCCGGTGCCCACAGTTTGATGGGCAGTTCTTTGACTGGCGCTTCTGGGTATCCCTCGCGGTTGCCAGCCTCCCGGCGGCTCCAGTCACGGATGATGGCCACAATACCCAGATCCCGGACGGGCAGTTTCTTCTCTCGCTCGATCAGCCAAGCGTAGATGTTGAGCTGCTGCTCCCATTCGATCTTGTCATTCATCACCGCCCAGGCGCTGGTGGTCTTGTAGTCGCGGACAGAGATGCTGCCGTCTGCGTTGACAATCTGAAGATCCACGGCGCCGCTGATGTGCCAGCCATCTATCTCAGAGTGAATGCGTTGTTCGATGATGTGATTTTCGTCTTTGCCGTGTTCAAGCACTTTATGTACTGCTGACCCGAACACCGACCAGATCATGTCGGCCACGTCCTCCTCTAGTTCATCCGCAAACTTCTCGCTTAACGCGACAATTTTTGGACTGTTGATAAGCTGCGTCACCGAGCGGTGCGCCTTCCCTTTGCTGTAGGTTGGCCGCTGCAAAACGTTCACGAACGTCTGCGGCAGGTTGTACTTGTTGGTAAGCCTCACGATGGCCCTCGCGTGTTGAACAGGCAGCCATTGTGTCTGGCATTTTTGGCGTTGTCAATAGGTTGTACCCATATGCTCTCATGTGTTGCGTCGCATCTCTAACACTGTTATAGTTGGGAATGAACACACCCATACAGCTCCTGCTTCCGTGGCCGCCCAGCGTCAACAACTATTGGCTGGCGCGAGGCAACACGCGGTTCATCAGCGCAGCCGGCAAGGCGTTTAGGCGTGACGTGGCGGACATCTGTGCCGATGCCGACGTGATTGGATTAGAGGGGCGCCTGGCCGTCCATGTGGCGCTGTTCCCGCCGGACAAGCGGGCGCGAGACATCGACAACATCCTGAAGGCATTGCTCGATGCCTGCGAACACGCAGGGTGCTATGTGTCAGACAACCAGATTGATGAACTGCATGTGATCAGACAGGAAGTGCAACGGGGTGGCCGCTGCACTATCCTCATCCTTCCCATCATCTGACCACTTCGCGGCGCAGCTCCTTGACCGGCTCAAGTATCTCGTTGCGGATGCGCCTGAGTTCATCGATCTCCTGGCGGCGCTCTTTCGGGGTCATGTCTTTGGCCTTGGTTTCTCCAAGCCTGCGAATCTCAACGTTGATGTCCTTAAGATCGTTCTCGGTGGAGTTGATGTACTCGTACATGGAAACCACATCGCCGTGCTTCTCCAGGTACGCATCTGCCGCATCGTAATCCTCGCGGTCAACCATCTTCTTCCACGTCTTGTACTTGGCAAAGACCAGCTCTTTGAAGTCGTAGAACAGATCCTCTCGGCCTCGCGGAACCTCGTCTCTCATAAAGCTACCAGTAATCGGCTGCTCCCGAGGAGTCAACTCCGGCCTCGTCTCTGCGGCCACCCCAATCGAGTTGGTGACCCACTGTGCCATGGCACCGGCGGTTCCGAAGATGCCTCGAACCAGATGGTCAGCTTCTATCGGGCTGACCACGCGCTTGTCCGTCCCCGGGATGGCCAGCATGGCGCTGATCTTCTTGCCAAGCTCTGACGTAGTGGCGGTGTACTGCTCCGCTGCCTCGACGTCCTTCAGCCCTTCGGGAACCACGGGGCGCCCAGTAAAGAAGTCGTGCTTGATTGCCACTTCCAACAAAGGCTTCACGCCAGCAGGGATAGGCTCCGGGCCGAGCAGCATGTCCCGTGCGGCCTCGCCCAGGGCTTTGCGCAGCCGGCGGCGATCCATCTCGTTCTCGGTGCCCTCTCGCGTAACTTTGTTATAGATAAGCTCCGGGATGGCTTTGAAGAAGAACGCCGCGCTGGTGTTCATCGGCAGGATAATCTTTGTGCCCGGGATGATGATGTTCTTCAGCTTGGTCTGGTCGTCCAGCTCGTCGTAATCAGGATCGGCTCCAGCCATCATGGCGTACAGGATCATCAAACTCGACAGCAGCGCGCCGGTGATTGCCAATCTGGCAAGTGCTTTCTGCCGGCTCATGCCTTTTAGCCCGCTGCCCGCAAGCGCCCGCACCAGGACGTCGATGGAGTTGGCATACGCCCCCATGAACGGCACAACCTTCACCACAGCCTGTGCGTACCCCGCTTCGCCGTGATGCAGGAAGTTGATGACGTTGGCCGCCTGGAAGAGCGCCTGCGTCTTGTCCCCGGTTTCGGCCAGCACTCGCTTGTACGTTGCCACGCGCTGCGCCATGTCAGAGGAGTCGCCGATGTGATCCAGACCCTTGATGACCGCGCTAAACACATTCCGGTTCATGATGCCAAGACGCCGCTTGATCTCGGCCTCGGGCGTTCTGGCTGGGCTGTGGAACCCACCGATGCCGGCGGCCTTGAGGATGTCCACCACCGGGTCGGTATTGGTCAGACTGGTCAAGAAGCCTTTCCAAACCCCGCCAATCAGGGCCAGCGGGTTTCGCACCCCGGTAACCAGCGCAGCCGTTGGGGCGTCTTTGAACACCTGCTTGACCTGGAACACACCCGACAGGGTGATGCTGCGCCGAACAAAGTTAGCCGCCATGGCGAGCGGCTTCCACATCTGGAGATTTAGGTTCTCCATACCGTAAATGGACGCGGCCACTAGCGGATCTTGGATCTCAACAACTACCTTCTGGCCATTGACGATCCAATTGAAGCGGCCCTTCGCTTTGTCCACCGATGGGAACACCATGATCTTGTTGTTCGCATCGCGGCTCGCATACTCCAGCACAATCCGGTTGGCGGCGAACTGCCGGATCCCGTTCATCGTCATCCGCATGACGTTGCGCGTCATGTTGTCGATGATGTTCTCAATCTCACGGTTGCTCTGGAACACCACCAGATCGTTGTCTTGCAGCTCAACAGCCAGCCGCACCTGGCCGTCCGGGGTCACTGACACCAAGTCTGGGTCAATACGCTCGCCGTTGACTTCAACTCTCACCACAGACGATGGTTGGATCTGGAAATCGGTTTGACCTTCGCGGGCGCGGAAATCCACCACGGAGATGGGCTTGCCGCGTTTGAACAGTTTCTCGCGGCCAATGTTGGTAAGTGTCCGGGTCGTTGATTGCAAGGGAGAATGAACATCCTCCTCGTCGTCCATGATCCGGTTCCACGGCACATAGTCCGGGATCGACGCCAAGCTCTCGTACCGCGCTTGAGATAACAGCCCCACCTGGCGCCAAAAGCGAAGCAGGTTCTGGTTGACCGCCGTGAAGTTGTCGAGGATGTCCCGCAGCTCGGGGTGCTTGTTCTCCAGCTCTGCGAACTCGTACATCTCCTCTTCTGACATCAGCACCGAGGACTGCGCGTTGCGGATACCGTTGACCGCTTCCGCTGCCGCCTCCTTGGCCACCTCCGCTGCGGCGATTTCGTCTGGGTCGGCGCCAATCTTTTTCAACTGAGACAGGTAGGCGCGGGCGTATTCCAGTTTGGTTTCGCGCTCCCTCACTTCATCCATGATGCTGATCGACTTCTTGGCCTCCAAGTAACCCTGGATGATGTCGATGCCCAACTGATCGCCCAGCTTGTCTTTGAGTTTCTTCTCGGCCCTGTAGACGCCCTCCATACTTTTGTCGGTTTCGACCGCGACGTAGTTGTTGGACTCTCGGTCGTATTTGATACCGCCCCGGAAGATCACCTCGGTAGCGATGTTGCCGCTACGGATGGCGTTGTCCAAAGCAACAGACGCGGTGGCGATCCCCTCAGATGTCCTGAGATCGCCGTTGTACTTGTCGAAGTCTCTTGCTTCGAGGCCCGCGCCATACCAGACGTTCTTCTGGCGCAGGTAGATCAACCCATCCATAACAGCGTTACCCGCTCCCACCATGGCCTGCTTGGGGTCTTCTACGGCGTCTTCAAAAAACTCTTTGCCGTTCTTGAACTGCCGCGTTACAAACGTCATCACCGGCGTTGTATCAAGCTGCGGCGTGTTGGGACGGTTGTACTTCTCGATCAGGTTCCGATCATCTTCAATGTTTTGTACAGCCAGCCGGGTGGCGCTACCCGCGGTCACATAGTCAATCAACATCTTCTTGGTGATGCGCTCCCGGGATCCCGTCATGATGTCCTTGAACATCTTGTGGACCGGGTAGTTGTTGTCAAACCCAAAGACGTGCTTCAACCCCTCGAACAGGCGGCGCACCGCCATCTTGAAGCGGTCCCATGAAGAACCAAGCTGGGAGGCCATGAGAGGTTCAGCATTGACCGCCCAGAACTCGGACGGGTTGATGAACTGGTACATCTCGTAACTGGGGAGGGCGTATTGCGCCGCGTCAAACGTTTGTTCGTTGGGCATCTCCAAGAAATCCATGACGGCGTTGAAATACTTCTGATGCCTCTCGTCAG